GAGGTACCGTAAGGGGGTATTTTGCCCCTAACCCCCCTCTAAATTGTAAACAAATTGTTAACAATCCCGTTTATTCACACTTTCGTAATATTTAACCCTTATACTTATCCTCAGGGGCATAATGTCCACTATATGAATACGGAGGTTTTGAAAATGGTTCAGGAATTACATGCGCGTTGCTTCAATCCTGTTGTTGGTCAGGTGTATCACAATAAGGGTGGTTCCGATTATGTATGCCTGGAATCCCGGGACTGTATGGCACGGATGATGAATGTCTATTCCGGTTGGGAACTGATTGCCATTGGTCTGGTCCAGTATGAAAACGGTTGGATTGAATGGGACTGGTCTAAAGGGTTAGATTTCAATAAAGATCTTCTTGACGAATGGAAGAAAGAAGGTGTTGTACGATGACAACATTCATCATCTTCCTAATCTATGTCCTTCCGCTTCTCGCGGTCCTCGCGCTTTGTGCGTTTATCTCTGACGTTCTTCTCCCGCGCTTCCCTCGCGCGGTTGAATGGATCTTAAAATTCATGGAAAGGTGGTAATTCAATGACAGACGAACAGAAACGAAAACTTCTTCTTCTCACCGCATTCCGGGGCCGTACAGGTCCCGGAATGCTGCAGAGGGTCCTGAACACGGAGATCTCTTATCTGGGATATACAGAACAACCGAACGGTTGGACCATGTTCGGACAGTGGTACGCGGACAACGTAGCGCACAATCAGTCCTTTGCAACTGATGACTGGTGCGCAATGTTTCAGACCTATTGCATGAGGCACTGCGGGGTTCCGAATACAATGTGGCCTGATACCAGCCCGCAGGGATCAGCAGTCAGTTACCTGGCTGCATGGCTTGCCGGGCAGGGCTTCGAGATCCAGAAGACAATCATGCCCGCAAAATTCGATATCATTCTTTATTCCTGGTCTTCGGATCCGTCGGACCTGGATCATGTCGGAATGGTGCAGTCCGTCACCGGGCAGACACCAGCGACCGCTGTCCTGAATGTTATTGAAGGAAACAAGGGCGGGCAGGTTGGATACAGATCTATTCGTTGGACAGATGGACAGGTTGCACGGGTATTCAGAATTCATAATTAAAGGAGTGGTGTTCTATGACATTGATTGATAAAGTAATTGAGATTGAGAACCGGGAACTCGGTTATACTGAACTTGATACCGGATGGACTAAATTCGGTCAGTGGTATGCTGACAATATCGCGCATGATCCTTCTTTTGCATATGCTGACTGGTGCGTGATGTTTCAAACATGGTCCATGGCCATGGCAGGTGTTGACGGTAAAAGCTGGCCTTTTACCAGTCCGCAGGGGTCTTCCGTCAAGTATCTTACGCCATGGCTTGAAGAACACGGATACAGGACCGGCGCGGACGATATGCCGAAGCGGGGCGACATTGTTCTTTATTCCTGGTCTAAAGATGATGAAGATCTGGACCACGTCGGAATCGTGGAAGCTGTTGAAGGAACGGATCCTGATAATGCGCTTATGCATGTTATAGAAGGAAACTATAATAATAAGGTTTCTAAACGCTGCATATCATATCGTCATCCATGGGTCAGGAAGACCTTCAGACTTCCGGCAGCTGATCAGGAATACTTCCCGCAGTTGTCCTTCATGCTGCAGAAGGGTAGTACCGGAAACGCGGTTGAACTGCTGCAGGCAGGTTTGATCTACCGGGGATACACGATTGAAGGCGGTGTTGATGGTTACTTTGGTTCAAAGACGGAAGCAGCCCTGAAGCGTTACCAGGAAGACATTGAGATAGAAGTGGACGGGAAGGCCGGAACAGAAACCTTCTCGCATCTGATGGGGGTATTATGATGGATGATCTAATCAGCAGACAGAAGGCACTGGATCATCTGCGGAAGAGGCTCATTCAAACCGCAAACAATAACGTAGGATTTGTGTGTGATGCAGGATCAACCTTCCAAGATGCAAGTGAACGTGTAAAAACTTGGCTTGATGAGGTTCCATCCGCACAGCCAGAACTGCTCACGGTGAACATAGACAATGAACTAACAAAAGACGAATGCGACAGATTGAAACAGGTGATGATGGATTCGCCGATTTTGTTATTGCCGTCCGCACAGCGCACAGGGCGGTGGATATGGGACGACGAAGGCTATCATTGCACCGAGTGTTTCTATCACGCATATAATGCCACAGGAGAGATAATGACAGGCGAGTATAAATTCTGCCCGAATTGCGGAGCGAGAATGGAGGTGCAGGAATGAAGATCACACGCACACAGATCACCGGTTCCCGGATCCGCGCACGGAAAACATACGGGCACGCATGGCTTGTCTATGAACTGCGGGATCCGGAACGCCCGGACTATGTCGGAAACAGGAAAGCGATTGACTACGCGCAGAACCGCAAGGAAGCAATCGCGTACATTGAAAATTTAGATGAAGAAGGTGTAACGGATGGCAGCAGCGCATTATCAGAACGTAAACCCGCGTACGCTTGCGAACGTGGCGAATAAGGAACTTCGTAGGATGTATTCAGAATTTAGAAGTATTATCCGGAAGCGTAACGAGCGTCTTACAGCTTCTGGAAGAACGCCGGCATTCCCTACACCGGCGCCGGTCCGCAGTATTTCGGAAGCAGACCTGATGGCGGAAGTCGCGCGGCAAGCAGCAATTCTTCGCAGCCCGCAGAGCAGTATAACCGGAATACTTAAGCGCGGGCGCAGAACTGCGGATACCCTGCGAAGTCATGGATACGATATTGATCCGGGGAAACTTGATGACTTCGGGCGGTTCATGGAAGCAACCAGGAAGAGACAGGGAGAAACTTATAAAGGCAAGTCAGGCGTCGCAGCACAGGCCTATACCGAACTTGTAAAAGCGGGCGTATCCGGAAAGACCATTGTCAGAAGTTTCAAGAAGTGGCTGGAAGACACGGAGAAGCTGAACGAACTTGTAACCGCTGCACAGAATGCAGCTGACACGCACCCTGGGAAACGGGTGACCGGGGTTGAACTGCGACAGATTATGAAGGACTTCGGATAATATGAATAAGCAATGTGAAGGCTGTAAATATTATCGGGTGTATTATCATGGTTTTAAGTATAACCACTTAAAGAAAAAGCGCGAAGCGGTATTTTCTGAACTCTGTTTATTTACAATGAAGAATCCTATTATAAAGGCCGGGGCTGTCCCGCTTTATAAGGATTGTAAAATTAAGGTGCCAAAATGAAAATAGTTACACCTGCACAGATGGCGGAGTATATGCACACGTTGCATATACTCCCTCATCCAGGGAAGAAAATGCCGAAGAAGGGTTATATTTTGAACTGCGTCTGTGCTTTTGACATAGAAACAACCGTGATATATCCGCAGCCCGAAAACCCGCAGGCGATCATGTATATATGGCAGTTTGCATGTAATGACCGCGTAACCTATGGAAGATACTGGCCTGAATATATGAATATGCTTGAAAATATCCGGTCCGGTCTTCCGCAGGACACACGCATATTATGCTATGTTCATAACCTGTCTTATGAATTCCAGTTTCTTTCAGGGATATTCCGCTTCTTCAAAGAAGATGTTTTCTGTATTCAACCGCGCAAAATCCTATACGCAACCTGGGATTTTATGGAATACCGCTGCAGTATGCTTCTTTCTAATGATTCTTTGGCGGGCTTCTGTGACAAACATAAAGTTGAACACCGGAAGCAATCCGGGGAAACGTTTGACTATTTAAAAAAGCGGTATCCATGGACACCGCTGACGAACTTTGAAATGAAGTATGCGCTTTATGATGTTGTCGGTCTGGTGGAATGCATTTACGCGGAAATGAAAATGAACGGAGATGATTTATACACTATTCCGTTAACTTCAACCGGATACGTCCGAAGGGACGTTAAAAGCATTTTACGAAAGTGGAACCGGAAACATCAATATTACCTGCAGCCTTCATCCCCGCACTTATATAACAGGTTGAAAGAGTGTTTTCGTGGCGGGAATACACACGCGAATCGATACTTCGTCAACCAGACACAGGGGAAGGAATATGGCCCGTATTGGTCATTTGATATTTCATCATCATATCCGGCGCAGATCCTGACACGGAAATATCCTATGTCAGAATGGAAAGAAGGACCGACAGAAACGAACCTGATCATTGATCTACGAAAACGCGGTTATTGTATGTTGCTGATCTTCCGCGCGTATAATGTCCGTCTTCGGGATCCGAATGACGGTTTTCCGCCATTGTCAGAAAGTAAATGCCGGAATTATGTTGAGCAGTCCCGGCCTGACGGTTCATTGATACATGATGACAACGGTCGTATCCTGGCAGCTAAATACCTGGAAACAACGATGACCGATGTTGATTTTGACATTTTTCTGGATCACTATGACGCAGAAATTGAATTCATAGAATCATGGTATTGTTCTTATGGATATCTTCCGGATGAACTTCGGGACTATGTCCGGAAGCTGTACATTGATAAGACAGCACTGAAAGGGAAGGAAGGAACTACTGCAGAAGAGACGGAGATGATCATTGTCAGGTATATGCAATCAAAAGCCCGCATAAATGCGGTTTATGGTCTCATGGTTCAGGACGTATTAAAGCCAATGATCATATATGATAACGGTGAATATAAGCAGGATCCGGAATGGAATCTTGAAGAGGAACTGCAGAAGAACCGGAAGAAAGCATACTTAAGTTATTCCTGGGGCTGCTGGGTGACCGCGTGGGCGCGGAAATCTCTTGACATGGCAATCCGTAACTGTGAAAACTGGAAAGCGGGAACTTATCCACTGTACTGCGATACCGATAGCGTCAAGGGCTGCGGTCCGGTAGACTTTACAAAGCTGAATGCAGCAGCGAAAGAAATTGCAATCCAGAACGGTGGTTACGCGGATGACGTTAAAGGGAATACGCATTATATTGGTCTGTATGAACGCGAACATGATATGGACGAATTCCGGACACTGGGCGCGAAGAAGTACGCATATACCATAGACGGAAAAGTGTATATTACTATTGCCGGTGTTGGAAAGAAGGCCGGTGCGAAGATCCTTCAGGACGCGGGCGGTCTGGATCAGATGGCGGAAGGTTTCGTCTTCCATGGCGCAACGTCGGACGCAATCTATAATGATTATAATTACGGGCTTTGGGATATCGACGGACACGAACTATACATTTCAAAGAACGTTGCTCTTGAACCTGGGGATTATACGCTTGGGCTTACCAGTGAATATACTTATATCCTGGAACACCCTGAAATATTCTATGATGTGTGGAGGGTTTTGTGAACAAATTGTGAACAAATAAAATTTCTTCTTGCATTTCTTCAGTATATTATGGTATTCTATACTTGCGCCGGGATCCGGCGACAACACAGAAACAGGAAAGGAAACAGAAACATGAACATTATCAAAGCAAGTCAGGACTTCGGGAAGCAGGATCTTTACAAGCTGACGCACAACCGCAGCACAAGCCTGAAGGACGCAGTAAACGCGCAGTTGACCGTTGACGCATGGCTGTATTACAGTGACGTCAACCAGCGCGGAACGACCGTTGACGTACTGGTAATCATGACCGCAGACGGCGGATATTACAGCACGATTTCCCAGACCTTCATCAATGAATTCCTGGATATCGCTGATGCCTTCCCGCTTCCGGTCGGAATCGTCGTGGTAGGCGGAACCAGTAAAAACGGACGCGATTTTATCTCTTGTGAATTAGCCTGAACGTTAGTGGCAGGCGGTCAGGCTGTCGATACCTCCGCACTAAAACAGGATTACAGAAAGCCCCGGCATTTTGTCGGGGTCTTTCTGTATATATTAAGAAAGGAAGAAACTGAATATGAAAATGTATCTTGAATCCGGTTATTTGAATATGCGCGGACTGATAGAAAACACTTGGCCTTTTCTGTTTATAACCGGAGCGCGCGGAACCGGCAAAACTTACGGCGGGCTGAAAAGTATCAGGGAGCTGCAGACAGAAGGCAGCATAAACCGCTTTTTATATCTGCGCCGGACGCAGGTTGAAACGGATATCATCAGCGGGGAAGATATGAACCCGTTCAAGAAAATTAACACCGACACCGGCAGCAATATTACAATGAAGAATATCCGGCAAGGGATATATGGCTTTTATTCGGATGAAGAACTTATCGGATATGCAGCTGCGCTTTCAACCTTCCGCAATCTGCGCGGTTTTGATTTTTCGGACGTTGATATTATATTCTATGATGAATTCATTCCGGAGCCGGGCGCGCGTCCGATTAAAGATGAAGCGGGCGTACTGTTTAACGTTTATGAATCTGTGAACCGCAACAGGGAATTGGAAGGTGCTGCGCCGGTTAAGCTTGTCTGCTGCAGCAACTCTAACGAACTTGGAAACGCGCTATTCATGGAACTTGGTATTTTATCAAAGCTGGAAAAGCTGACCATGTCCGGCGGTGGAACCTTCCGGGATCCGGAGCGCGGTCTTATGGTCGTAATCCTGAAGGACAGCCCCATATCTAAAAGGAAGGAAAAAACCGCGCTTTATAAACTGACTGGATCCGGGGCCTTCGCGGATATGGCCCTTAAGAACGTTTTTCAGGATAATGACCGTGACGCGATCAGACCGCAGGCCCTGACGGAATACGGCAGCAGTCCTATAGTTACACTTGACGGTGTGGCCATTTACAGACACAAAAGCAAAAACTTATATTACTGCTGCAGTTATGACGGGGAACCGGAATTCACTACCCGGGCGCGGGATATGGAGCGGTTCAACCTTAAATATTATTACTTATGGAACCGGTATATTGATGGTGAACTTATGTTTGAAAATTACTTGACAAAAGCGATATTTATTACCTATAATAAAGGTAGGTAAACGGTCCGGGCCGTGCGCGCTAACCAGCAAACGCATACTGGGCACATAGGCGAATAGCAGCCTTTAAGCCCGGATCAGATTTACCCTGAAGGGGGTGTTGTTATGGACTGGAGCGCAGTATTATCCTTTATTCAGGGCGTAGGTTTTCCGATTGCCTGCGTTCTGATCATGTTTCAACAGATGGAAAAAGAGCGGGACGCGCATAAAGAAGAAATGCGCAGTATGACCGAAGCATTGAACAATAACACGCAGATTCTTACAGCGTTAAAGCAGAAACTGGAGGACCTGAACAGCCATGAAAATTGATGATATCATATCTTTAGTAAATGCCGGATTTACTAAAGCTGATATACTGGCTTTTGCAGCCGGGCAGAAGCCGGAAGAACAAACAGAAACCCCGGAACCGCAGCAGCCTGAACCGGAACCCGTGCCGGAACCGGCAGCACCGGAACCGAACAATGAACTGAAAGACGCGCTGAACGACGTGAAGAAAACCATTGCGTTAATGCAGCAGGCCAACCTTCAAAACGCTTCACAGCCTTCAGGCGCAAACAGGACCCAGACAGTTGAAGATGTATGGAAAAACTTTTTTGAAAAGGAGTGAAGAAGTATGGCAGTAAACAACCTTACTTATGAACAGATTTCTACTATTCTGAATGACCTTACTTCACAGGTAACCGGAAAAACGCAGCTTGCAGCGGTTGACAGCGGAAACTTTACTTCCGTTGCGCAGATGCTGCTGAAGACAGGAACGGATCCGCTTCTTGGAGCGATTTCACAGATGGTCGGGAAGACTATTTTTTCCGTTCGTCCGTACAACAGGAAGTTGTCCGGTATTCAGGTTGATTCCCAAAGATGGGGATATATCACCCGGAAACTGGCTGTCGCGGATAAAGATTTTGAGAATGACGCAAGCTTTACGATGACGGACGGCGGGCAGTATTCGCATTGGTATGTAAATATGCCGAATGTCCTGCAGCTGAACTATTACGGGCAGAATGCTTTTGAAAAATCCGTTTCTACCTTTAAGAATCAGCTGAACGGAGCTTTTACTTCCCGTGATGCTTTCGGCAGCTTCATTTCCATGGTAATGCAGAACGCTTCTGATATGATTGAGCAGTCGCGCGAGAGCATGGCCCGGATGACGCTTGGCAACTTCATTACTGGCAAAATTGAAGCGCAGAACGGCGTTGTGCACCTGGTAACGCAGTACAACAGTGACATGGGGTATGCAACCGCGAAAACATGGGCGCAGATTAAGGGCGATACCTCAGAATATGACAAGTTTATGAAGTGGATGTATGCCACTGTTGCGACACTGTCCGACATGATGACGGAAAGAACTACGATGTACCAGGTACAGGTTACCGGAAAGAATCTTACCAGACACACACCGGTAGACCGTCAGAAGGTTTACATGATCGCGGAATTCCTGAACGCAATGAAGGCCCGCGTCCTGTCCGGAACTTTCAATGATGATCTGCTCCGTTATGCGGACGTAGAAGCAATTAACTTCTGGCAGGCACCGGATAATCCGTATTCAATCAATATGAAACCCGCATATCTGCAGAGCACCGGCGCAATTAACACACCGGCAAGCGCGGAACTGTATGAAAACATTGTTGGCGTGATCTTCGATGAAGACGCGCTCGGTCTGACCGTATGCGATGAGTGGACCCAGAATACAGGCATGAATGCGAAATATGGATATGATACAACTTACTTCCATTATCTGATTCGTTTCTGGAACGATTTCACGGAAAAAGGAATCGTACTTTGCCTTGATTAATAGCGGAAAGGGGCTGCAGCTATGACGATTACTTTTTACACCGTTTCAAAGAAACGGAATTCAACCGCGCAGCCCACGGGCGGAACCACGTACACCGGATCTCTGACGAATGAATCCGGTGTACTGAATCCGACTGTTATAATGGATTTTGGCAACGCGTATCCCGGCTATAATTACGCGTATATTACTGAATTCAACCGTTATTACTGGGTGAATGAAATGACCGCCGTCGGTGGTGGCCTGTGGCGCGTCAGTATGTCCGTTGATGTGCTGGCAACCTATAAGACAAATATCGGAAACGCGCATAAGTATATTCTGCGCAGCGCGTCAGAGTTTGACGGTTCAATTACAGATATGAAGTACCCGACAAAAGCAGGATTTACAATCAATACAACGCCTTATCGGACCGGCTGGCAGGGAATGGGCGCGGGTATGTATGTTGTAGGTGTTGTTACACCAGGCGGGGACTTCGGCAGCGTGCGCATGTTTGCGCTTAATAATTCAGACTTTGAAACGGTCCGGAACGCCCTCGCGCCTGCTGCGTATTATGGCAGTATCCAGGACGCGGATCTGAAAAACCTTGCTATTTCTGTTGTAAATCCTATGCAGTATATCGCCTGGGTGAAGTATTATCCCTTTACCATAGCGCAGGGAACCGCTGCAGACATGCAGCTTGGTTCCATAACCGTCCAGAATATGCCGACACTGGCGCAGCCTTGGAGACAGTTTTCCTTTTCCTGGGACCTGAACGCGCACACACTGGCTGCAACGCGGGGAACGTATCTTAATTGCGAGCCGTTTACACATCGTTTTCTTTCCTGGGCACCTATTGGAATTGTACGTCTTCCGGTACTTACTGCGAATATTCCCAGCATTACAGCGAATATCATCATTGACCTGGTTTCCGGCACTGGCGATTTACGCGTGCAAACGCCTGCAGGGGATGATATATACCGGACAACATTCGCTTGTGGTGTTGATGTACCTGTGGCGCAGATTGTTTCCAGCAATCCTCTTAAGATTGTTTCCGGTGCTTTCAGCGTTCTATCCGGAGGAATGTCCGCGCTTGCGGGGAATGTGATGGGCGCGGTGACTTCAGGCGTTTCCGCGATTACAGACTTCATAACTTCACAAGTCGGTGAAGTGCAGGCCTTCAAGCCGGGATCCGGTTCATTGTTAAGTGATGTTAACGCGAATCTCATTGAAGTATATTCTGAAGTCGTTGACGATGATAATCCGGAATTTGGAAGACCGCTGTGCAAAGTTAAAGCAATCAACACACAATCCGGCTTCGTGATGTGCGCGGACGGCGATATCTATGTTCCGGGCGCAATGCCTGAAGAGAAATCAGAAATTGAAAGTTATTTAACGGGAGGTTTTTTCTATGACTAATATCCCGATTTTCTATGACTACCAGAATCAGGTGCAAAGTTTTTCCGCACCTATTCCGCAGTATAATATTAATAATGAAACAACTCATTATTTCGCGCGGTACATTTTGCAGAAAGTAATATCTAATTTCCGGTTTACCGGTGTACCGGAAACATGGCCCAAAAATTACATGGAATATTGTCTTTTCTGTAATGGTGTGCTGGCTGTGGTTAATACCCACTTCGGAGTTATTCCGCAGGCCTGCGGGCTTACCGGGTTCAATGTGTTTTGGGGTCCAAAGTCCGTAACCATTGCAAACCCACTTCTTCCGGAGCTTCAGGGACGGCAGATTGATATCGGGTCTGAATGTGAAATCGTTCATTTGTCACCGGATTACTGCGGAATCCTGGATCTTGTCTACAAGTACGCAATTGAGTACGCGCTTGCAACACAGGCATTTGATGTTACGCTTGTTAACTCAAAGCTTGCGTATGTATTCGCTGCGGGTAATAAACAGGTTGCAGCTTCCTTTAAGAAGATGTATGACCAGATTTCACAGGGAAATCCAGCAACCTTCATTGACAGCGCACTTCTGAATCCGGACGGGAGGCCTTCCTGGGAAGCAGTATTCAGAGACCAGAAAGGCAGCGGGATCCTGAACGATCTTCTGACCGCACTGGAAAAACTTGACGCGCGTCTGAATACGGATATTGGCATTCCGAATACGAATATTTCAAAGGCTTCAGGCGTAACACCGGACGAAGTAAACGCGAATAACAAGGATACAAGCACAAAAGCTATTCTGTGGCGGGATTCGATCCGTGAAGGACTGGAAAAAGTCAATAAAATGTTCGGGCTGAATCTGGGTGTTGAACTTGTATTCAGTGAACCGGAAGGGGGTGCTGCTTATGCCGACACGGGCGAAGATGACGATATTGAGTATGTATAACTACGATGATACGCTTTTTGAAAATCTGCAGGTTCCGGCAGCGGTTCCGGATAAGAATATTCCGGCGGCGGTCCGCTCGGTTGCGATAGCGAAAATTCTTCTGGATTGCGCGGAATATGAAGTTATGTATCCGGATATTGATTTCATGAAGTTTGCAATTGCCAACTGGTCCTTGGTAAATGCAAACAAGTGGAATAAGCTGTGGTACACGGAAAACATCGAATATGACCCGATTGCAAATGTTGATGCACAGGAAACGGAAACGCATAACCTGACTTATGGAAGAAACCTGTCTTACGGAAGAAATGATAAAGGCAATTACCAGGGGTTCAATTCCTCCGATTATAGGCCTGTTACGCAGCAGGATGATACGGACACGGAAAACGGAAATACCTCAGACACCGGTTCTATTACCAAAGAAAGACACGGCAATATAGGCGTCACAAGCACGCAGACACTTATCCGGGAAGACAGGGAAATCGCAGACTATTCGTTGTATCAGGTTATTGCAGACGATTTCAAAAAAGCGTTCTGCGTTTTAGTTTATTAAAAGGAAGGTGATGAAATGAGTATTAAATACCCTTATACGGACTTCCATGAAATGAATCTTGATTGGACATTGAAAACGGTAAAGGACGCGGATGAAAAGTCTGAAGCTGCACTGACCGAATCCGAAGAGACCCGGGAATTTGTAAATAATTACTTTGACAGCCTGGATCTGACGCAGGAAGTTACGGATATTATTAATGAAATGTCCGAAGACGGAAGTCTGAATGAAATCATTGACCCTGTTATTCTGAACACCCTTCCGCCTGAAGTGGTTGATTCTGTGGAAGATATGACGAATCTGAACCGAACTTATATTCTGCGCAGCAATTCGCATATTTACCAGTACCAGAACGGGGCTTTTGCAGATACCGGCGTTGTTTACGGTTCTTCTATCGGGAATGTGTGGACTTTCTACGGCGCAATTACTTCTCCGACATTGCTTGCGGATCTTCCGGTGCAGTCTATTTATGAAATCCGGGCCGGGTATGTACCTTCAGACGCAGCACTTTCAGGGACGGGGTTTGTATTCACGGCGGGATCCGGGACAGTTTATAAATACCAGCTTTATACACGGTTGACAACCGGAAAAACATTTTACCGGTATTTTGCTAATAATGCATGGTCCGAATGGGTGGAACAGACCGTGGATACATCTATAATGCTGAAATGGGATGGGTTCTTGTCTTCGAATTTTGACGCAAATTCAGCTGCTCCACAGACTTATAAACTGATAACTACACCGAATGAAACAGTCCTGAATCTTCCGGTTTCTGAAAGTGGTTTCCTGTTTACTTTTGGAAGACCGAATAACACCAGAATGCAGGAATTTCATGCTTTTAACAGCGGTATCATTTATCACCGCAGGTATTCCGGTGGTTCCTGGTCTGCGTGGACTGCACCGGCATTATCCTATTATGGCCTTGGTTCCAGTATTCCGGACATGGACGCGAACAAAGCACCGGGAATGTCTATCTATCTTCATCAGACGGATTCCGGCGTCAGTAATGTGCCCGCTAATACGGGTGCTTATCTTATTACGATTGGTGCAACGGGCCAGGCCAGAGGACAGTTGTTTATGTCCTGGTATACCGGGGATACATGGTATCGGCGCAGTACAAGTAATAGTCAGTATACATGGACAGACTGGGTATTCAAAAGCGCAGGTGGACAGAACAGCTTGGCGAAAATGCTGTCTATCGGCAATTCCATACTGACCGGATCCGTTCACACTAACGGGAGTTTTGATCATCTTGTGCCTTATGAATCGTCCCCGTATGGCTGCATCGCTAACGCTATCGGGATCCCGAGAGTGAACGTATCTCATGAACTGCACAGCAGCACCGGCATTCTGTATAACCCGGGTGGCGGTAACTTCAACAATATTATTGCGGGGAAGGATCTTTCTGCGTATGATGTAATTGTTACACAAGTTTCAATGTCTGATATGAGTTACCCGCTTGGCAGCACTTCAAGCGCAGCGAATGACGGAAGTATTGCGGGAGCGGTGAAACAGCTTGTTGATGTGGTCAGGGCTAAAAATAGTAAATGTCAGATTATTCTGATTGCACCTGCACCGGATAATACAAACATTACTGGACCGGAAGCGTTTACAGGACTTTTCCCGAATGGTCACAATCTTGCGGAATGTGAAACACTTCTTTTCCGGTTGGCAGAACTGCGACATTTCATTGTTCTTGGTTGGCAGGATCTGAATATTAGTTACGCATGGCAGGATTATACGGACGCACCGAACCTTCATTTTAATAATGATACTTGTTATAGAATTGTAGGTGCGCATCTGGGTGGACAGGCATCCGCGAAGATTCATTTCTGATCATGTGAAGATTAGTGGACCCGGAAACGGGTCCTTTTTTCTTTTCATAATTTGTTAACAATTTGTTTACAATTTAGAGGGGGGTTAGGGGCAAAATACCCCCTTACGGTACCTC